AGTTGTATGGTATGGTTTACCTGAATGTAATTTGGAATAGGGCAAGAACTCGCATAGGTGCGATTAAACATCTACCCGTTCACACGATGCGTAGCGGTATAGCCGATTCTGATGGTGCTGTAAGCCATTATTATTACAAATACGACTGGAACGATAGGAGAGAAGAAGCGAAGGTCTTAAACGCCTTCTCTATGGAAGATAGAACTGAGGCTTCTACGTGTTTTCAGATTAAGCGATATTCCGTAGCTCAACATTTCTACGCCGTTCCTGACTATGTCGGGAGTACAAACTACATCGAGTTAGATAGAGAGGTTTCTACGTTCCATTTGAACAACATACGCAGAGGGTTCTTTCCTTCTATGTTATTGAGCTTTAAGAATGGAGTGCCAACGGAACAAGAAAGGGTGCAGATAGAACAAAAGGTAGTAGATAAATTTACGGGAGCAGATAACGCAGGGCGTATCCTTATCACGTTTAACGATGGTGATGAAACTGCGCCTGAGTTTACCCCTATCGACACTAACGGGGCAGACACTATGTATGAGTTCTTGTCGAAAACAGTAAGCGAAAAGATATTAACTGGCCATCGTGTAGTCAGTCCTTTACTATTTGGCGTTCGTGGGGGTGAGGGGTTCGGATCAAATGCAGATGAAATTCGTGACAGTTATTCCCTTTTTAATAATACCGTAATTGCACCTTTTCAGGATATTCTTTTGAAGGCGTTGGGTGGTTTGTTTTCTATTAACGACATCGAATTAGATATTTTCTTTATCACGGCAAAACCCGCTGACTTCTTAGACCTGGAAGTTATCGAAACTTTAGACGAAGGGGAACAAGAAAAGGAGGGTATAGAATCACCACAAGAAGAAGGGGTGGTAGTAGTAGACGAAACAACCGAAGAAGAAGTGGTAGCACCCGCAGACAACCAAGCATCCTACAACGGCGCACAAATCACTTCGGCGCTTGACATTATCGTTAAGGTAGGCGAAGGTTTACTAACATCAGAACAAGCAATAGTGTTCTTAATTCAGATGTTACAATTTGAACCATCGGTAGCGGAAGCGTTATTTACTGAGGGGCAAGATGCTATCGAAAAGGTCGAAGCGTCTAAGTTTTCCAAGCTACCTAAAAAGATACAATTAAAGGTAGCTAACGAGTTAATAGAATTAGGCGAAGATGAAGCAGACATACTAAAAGACTACGCTTTAATTGATTCAAGGAAAGTAGACTACGACCAAGAAGATAAGTTAGATGCTATGTGGACGTTTGCCAAAACTCCAAGCTCAAAACCACAAGCGAAAAGCGAACAAGATACCGAACTGATAAAAGTACGTTACGTTTATACTCAGGGTAACTTTGCAAACATAGGAAAGTCGCGGGAGTTTTGCGATAAAATGATGGCGGGAGGTAAGACTAAAAACGGGCAAAAGATAGGTGGTCGCGTATTTAGAAAAGAAGATATTATTTATGCGGGGGATAGGGCAGTAAACCCAGGTTGGGGGGAATACGGTGCAAACACCTATAGTTTGTGGCTTTTTAAGGGCGGCGCACTATGCCGCCATTGGTGGAGCAGACAAACGTACTTGAAGAAGAATAACAAAAACATCACGGTAAACGAAGCTAAAAGGATTATACGCACAAATAGCGGTGACTCTTTAGAAGATAACGACAGCAGAGTAGCACAAGCACCGAGAACGTGGACGGATAAAGGATTCGTTGACCCTAAATTAATAGCAGAATACAAATGAGCCAAGCATTATTCGTATCCGCAAACCGATTAAAGCGAGATACCGCCATAGGTGGTTCGGTAGATGACGATTTAATACGTCCGTATGTTTATATGGCGCAGCAGCGTTGGATACTTCCCGTACTGGGAACAAAACTTTACGATAAGATTTCTGCCGACATAGATGCGGGAACGGTCACGGGGGATTATGCAACCCTTTTAAACGATTATATTATACCATCTACAGTTCAGTATAGCTTCGTTCAGTTAGTGCCTTTCCTACGCCTTAGATTCGTAAACAACGCCGTTGTAGTAATGAACTCGGAGCAAAGCTCTGCGGCTACCTATGACGATTTAAAGCCTTTAATGGATCAGGCCTTAGATATGGCAACTTTCTACCGTGAAAGGTTGATAGATTACATTTGTAATAACTCTGCTTTGTTTCCTGAATACACTTCGAATACGGGTGCTGATTTAAACCCTACACAAAACAACTACACCCAAGGAATGAATTTAGACTTCGGGGGTACGGACTTACGTTTTCAGGCGTTCTTAACAGGTGCAGGAATTAAATGGTAAATAGAAAAAGATACGCTCCTTCATTACAGAATGAGGAGAAACTAAAAAAGTTTATAGATGGCAAACAAGAAGATAACAGAACTCACAGCTTTAACAACCCCAGCCGACAGCGATGTCCTGGCAATTGTGGATGTGTCGGGAACTGCGGAAACAAAGAAGATAACCGTAGCTGACTTAACTTCGGGGGGTGGGATTATGACGCAAGTTGAAACCGTTGTAAATAATGCAGCAGTCTTAACTATGAAGTATAACAATACCCCGATAACTTTGGTAGAAAATATAGTTGGAAAGATTATCGTTCCCGTAAATATCACCATCGTGGCTAATTGGGCTTCCCCTAACGAATCGTCTTCGGATGATTTGCGTATAGGGTGGGATGCTAACACTTCTGCTACTGGTGACTATTTCAACGGAATCCGCGATTTTATGAACGGTATTTCTTCAGGCTCTCGAACGTTGTTAGCTGCCCCGTTTGCAAATGCCTTCGGGAATGTATATCCCGCTTCAGCAGAAAACAAAAAACTGCAGGTATGGTGTAGCGATATTTTCAACGGCGGGTGGGATATGACAATATACACTACGTACTACACAATTACTGTCTAATGGAAAGCGGGAAACTTATAAGTATGAATTTTTTGTGGACGGGTTGGGCTTACGGAATGATTAGCGAAAATTTAACTTTAATAATTGGAGCAATAGGTGGTATCACTCTGATATGGCTTAACGTGGAAGGAATAATTACTCACCGAAAGAATAGAAAATGAGAGAGATTAAATCCGTTGTACTTCATTGCACAGCTACCCCTGCTGATAGGGTTTTAACCGTTAAAGAGATTCGAGGATGGCACGTAATAGAACGGGGGTGGGCAGATATAGGTTATCACTTTATAATTCATCAAGACGGTACAATAGAAAAAGGAAGGGATATAGACAAAATTGGTGCTCATACATGGGGAAACAATTACGGAAGTATCGGGGTGGCATATTGCGGGGGCGTAGTGAAGAAGGTTAAGAAGTCTTTAGACAAGGAAAAGCCTAAATCTAAGACTACTTTAGTCCCTAAGGATACTATGACGAAAGAACAAATATCTTCTTTCCGTGAATTGTTTAAAATTTTAGAGGTTATATTTGGAGAATTAAAATTAACAGGTCATAATGACCATAACAAAGCTAAGGCGTGTCCGTCTTTTAATATGCGTGACAAGTTTGGCGATTTAATAAATAGATAACATGGACTTTTTAACAGCAAACTGGGTAGAGTTATTACTTGCCCTTATTACTTTTTTAGGTAGTTACACCGCTTTAACGGAAACGACTAAAGACGATGGGTATTTAGATATCATAAAGAGGATCCTTAATGCAGTAGTCTTCGGTCGTAATAGATGAAGAAACCCGTCAGCCTTCTTGCTAAGTTAGATGTAACTGAAATCTTTCGGGATAAAGGAGGCTTGCGTAAATGGTCCGCTAAAAGGACTGTAGGAGGGTTAATTGTAACCTATGCACTGGCATCGATGGACGGGGAAATAGAATGGAACGGGGTGGTGTTGTGTGTTGTGGGTATTGTTCCACTTTGCTTATCATTCTTTGAAAGACGTTAGGCCCAGGTTAAAAGGAAACAAGCTAAAGGCTTTTCAGCATCTCACGAAAAAGGAGAAGCGTTGTCTTATAATAGGCGATTTACATCTACCCTTCACACTAACGGGGTATCTCGATTTCTGCAAAGACATCTATGCGAAGTGGAATTGTAACCAAGTTATTTTTATCGGGGATATTATCGATAATCATTATTCTTCATACCATGAATCTGACCCGAATGGGATGGGGGGTGGGGATGAACTTGATTTAGCTATTAAGAAGGTTGCGAAGTGGTCGAAGGCTTTTCCAAAAGCTACTGTCCTGATAGGCAATCACGATAGAATTATAATGCGGAAAGCGTTTAGCTCTGCGATCCCTAAGGAGTGGATAAAGTCATACAACGAGGTTCTCGGCACGAATTGGAATTGGTGCGAAAGTATCGTTTTTGACGATGTCTTATACGAGCATGGAGAAGGGGGGCAAGCCAAGACTAAAGCAAAAAACAATATGATGAGTTCCGTTTGCGGTCACACTCATACAAGTTGTGGGGTAGAGTGGTTCGTTGGGAAGAAGTATCGTGTCTTTGCTATGCAGGTAGGTTGCGGTGTCGATGCTGACACTTATGCGGCGGCCTATGCAAAGAACTTCAAGAAGCAAGCTATAGGATGCGGTGTTGTACTGGGGGGGCATACGGCTATCAACTGCTTGATGCCTTTGGGGAAGCCTAAACCCAAACCGACTTCGGTATTATAGGAACTTATAAGTATTGGTGCGGGGAATTCCACCCCCTTGGTTTTTTATGCTTCGATTGTGTAACTACACATTAACAAAGTGATTATTTGGATTTCCGTTCCGTTCACTAATAAATGTTCCGTGTAACCATTATACCCAGTTGATGAAAAACAAGAAAAAACATTGTTTTTAAATGTTAAATGAATCGTTCCGTGTTCCGTGTTACAAATTGACATTGCACCTTCCGATTTTAATAATGTAACATCTTCAATTGCATATAACTTTAATGCATCGATTGTTGTAAGAACTTCGTTTGATACTTGATTTTTAAATTGAGTAGTCATAATGATTGTTTTTTGGTTTTATTATACCCCAAAGATACAACATACTTTATAAAAAACAATACTTTATTTGTATTATTTTTAAAGTTTATTTTTTTTTTGAGGGTTTATAGGGGTATTTAGGGCATTGAAAACCCCCCAACTTCCAATGACCAGAGAAGAAATGGGGGGGCAATCAACATAAATATAACAATCAACGGTGCTAATATACGAAAGTATCTTCCATTTTCTGTATAGCTTTAAAGATTTCGTGTGCTACTTGTGGAACTATAGCGTTTCCGTAGGCTTTGATACTTTCGTTTCTCCACTTTGGAAAGGTAATACCGTCCAATTCTTTGGGAAGCCCATCATCTCCTCCACAAAGAGGGGGTTTAGTCGGGAACTCTTCCCATTCTCCTGCGACATCAAATGATTTAATTCGCTTCGCCGTGATGGTTCGTTGGCTGGTCTTTCCTTCTCTGTTCCCGTATTCCAACAACTTACTGTCGGTGTCGGTAGTAGACCCCCTTCTACTACATCCCTCAATTTCACACCCCATCGTTCCCCTTTTTTGTTTTCTCGATAGTATCCTGTCGGGCTTTTCTTTACATCCTTCACTGCTCCCCCTTCTACGTCCGCAGTTCTCGGTGTCGGTAACATTGAGTTTTGCAACAAACCATATTCTATCCCTTCGGTGGGGAGCGTTTTTACCGCAAGCTGGAAGAAGATACGGTGTGACTTCGTAGCCTTCATTTTCCAAGTCAATACACACTTCTTCGAATACCAATCCCCCTGACCAATTAAGAAGTCCGCGAACGTTTTCGCCCACAACGTAGCGCGGGGAAACTTCTCGAATGATTCTAAGCATTTCAGGCCATAGGTGGCGTTCGTCTTCCGTTCCTTTTCTAAGTCCTGCTGCGCTAAAGGGTTGACAAGGGAATCCCCCTGTGAGGATATCAATTCGTCCAGCGTAAGCTGTCGCGTCAAAGGTTTTAATATCTTCATATAGTTTTGAATTTGGGAAGTGGTGTTTTAATACTTTCTGCGGGAAGGGTTCGCGTTCACAATGAAAGACATTTTCCCACTGCATCCATTCGGCAGCTAAATCAAACCCACCTATTCCGCTAAAGAGTGATCCGTGCGTCATCCTAACAAGGTATATTCCGCAACCTTTGTAGTACTTCCATATCGGTTAGGTACTTGGACGTTCTTAGTAGAGAAGAAGTGCCCGTCTTTCTTTAGTCTAAAGACTGAATCTGCGAGCCTGGTATTACCTAAGTCGCGGATAGCTTCTAAGGAGGTTATCTTCTTGTGGGTTTTTAGATAGTCTAAAAGTCTTGATGTGTGTGTATGCTTCATGCTATTAAAATTGAAAGGTTAGTAAAGAAAAAAATAGATAAAAGGATAGCGAGTAAACAAATTACTATCGTTATTCGTTTCTCTTGTTTAGAAGATGGGGTGTAGTTCATTCTCCTGTTGTAAATTCGCAATGTTCTAAACAGTCGGGGCATATCCCCATTTCAGGCAGGGTACTTGAAACCCCACAGCAGTCACTTAACAATTCGTTTTCCATGTTATTGATTATTTGTACTATTTTATATGCTTCGCTTTCTGCGAATGTTATTATTTCTTCTTCGTTCTTAAATAAGCTAAAGGCCAGGTGCATCGTTTCGTGCATAACTAATCCCATTGTGTGTGTATCGTCAGGACATCGGCTTAAATTAATAAAGATAAACCTTTCGCCCGTGTCTGGGTCTACGTTACAAAGCCCCGCTATGTAAGCATCCTCAGTAGTGTTGTTGTATTCTTGGCAACCTTTCCTACTTAGCCCGTGTAACTCCTGAGCATCGAAATACCAAAATACATCACAAGGATTATGGGAGAGTAACAGAATATATTTATCGTGAGTTGATTTTATCATAACTTAGTCGTGTAAGAACCTAAAATGTATTTCTTGGGGTTTGGATTTCGGCAACCACATCCCACGAAAGCGCGTTAGATAAATCTCGTTGTCTTCTTCGCTTAATCTTTTAGAATAGAAGTCAGTTTTATCTACACCCCCGCATGCTATTAATAACATACAATGATACCGACTAAATTCTCCCGAACTATTTTGATGCCAGTAGGTAATTTCTTCTATCATAGTATCAGCTTCTTTTTCGCTTTTAAAGTGGATAAAAGAAGGGGTATCTCCCCACCCGATATATTTACCTTCCACTTTGGCCGTTACCATCTTGTTGTAGGTACTTGCGAGGCTCTCTGCGGTACTATCTTTAAAAGTTAATACATTGCTATTGCTATCAAAAGATACACCCTTAAAACATGGGTTTCCGTTTCCGTCTAAAGTATTCATTTCGTCCTAGCTTTTACAACCGAATCTTTAAACTTTAGCCAAGCCTTCATAAAGTCGGCTTCGAAGATTTCTTCAGGTGTCATAACCTGCGAAGCGATAAACTTCTGCCATTCTTTAACGTCCTTGATTGGATCTGTGGGGTAGGTTGTTTTCATATTTTAAGGTCATCTAATGCGCTCATACAGTCTTCGTAACCTGGCATGGTGTATTTAGGTTTAGTAAAAGGGTTATCCGCTTTCGTATCTTGCGCTGTGTAAAATGCGTCCAACTTAGCCTCTGCTTCTGCTAAACGTTCTTGATAAT